TATCATCTTCGGGTTTACCTACCCAATACTCAATTATTGAAGATAGAGTACAAAATCAGCCTTCTTCATCTTCTACGTTATCAATAGTGTCGGATTCAACTTCAGATACGACTCAGTCTATTTTAGTGCGTGGTATAAGTTCGTCATTAGAGGTATACGAATCTATTTCATTAAATGGAACATCTGCCGTAATAACTACAAATAGCTACACCAGAATTATAAGTATTTCAAAAAGTGCTGTTACGACAGGAAAAGTAACTGCAACTTCTAATGCTGGGGCTGTAACTGTAATAGCTATCCCGCCTGTTATCACTACGCCATTCTTTAAAAAGATAACATTTAATTATGTTCCGTCTTCAGTTATAACAATAGCAATCCCGTACTATATCAAACCGTCGCCATTAGTTGACGATAACGACTATCCAATCATCGACATTGCAGACGGTATTGAGCTTGGTGCTATTGCTGACACATGGAGATATAAAAGACAGTTTGCTAAGGCTTCCGTATTTGAAGGACAGTTTGCACAGTTTCTTAATGACTATATTTGGGACAAAGAGAATAAGCCAAACCAAGTACAGCAGTTTATTCCTGCAACATTTAACAAAGACGGTCTTTACTAATGTTTCCAAACAAGTTTAGAGCATACGCTAGATTATCTGCCCCTGACGAGAAAAGGTTAGTCGTATCTCGTCGTGATTTTTCTGGTGGTGAGAACACTAGACAACATCCGTCAAAGATTAATCCTAATCAATTAGAAGTTTTGCAGAATTTTGATATTGGCGTTCCTGGGCAAGTTACTAAAATACCTGGAACATCTTTGATTGAAGACTTAGGTTCCAATGCTGGTACAGGAGCATTTGGATTTTCACCTAGATTAGGTACTAATGAGCTATTGGTTACTGAGGGAGTTAATCTTCGCGGATATACTGGTTCAGGTACTTTCACTACACATAATTCAGGATTTACAACTGGATTATCAACAACGATGATTAAGGCTACGTGTTCAGGGGCTAATGGAGACATTGTATTAATATCTAACGGAACAGATACTGTCCGTCAGATGTTGCAAGACCATACCGTTACAGACTTAGGTACTGGCAACACCGATTGTCCTTTAACAACTGTCCTTACATTTTTTAGAAATCGTGTTTGGGCTTTAAAAGCAAATTTATTATATTGGTCAGATGCCTTGCCTAGCACTTACGATAATGTATTTGATAGAACAGCAAATAATTACAATATTACTGTTGGCGAAGAAAGAGCCTTATTAGGTCTAAGAGACTTAGGTTTGATTTGTCTTGGTGCTGATGCGGTGTATGGCATTAATCCGTCTACTACTCCGGCGGCAACCGATAAGCCTGAGAAGATATTAGACATCGGCTGTGTTGCAGGAAATACAGCACAGATAGTTGGTGATGACGTATATTTCTTGGCTAATGATGGTGTTCGTGGGGTATTCCGCACCCAACAAGACAAGTTGCAGTTAGGGCAGACGTTTCCATTAAGTTATCCATTAAAGACTGAGTTCGACACTATAAACTGGTCTGTTATCTCTAAGGCGTGTGCAGTCTATTTTGACAATAAATACTTCCTTGCATTACCAACAAGTGCATCATCATACAACAATCGTGTTTGGGTATATTATCCTGCTATTCAATCATGGATGGTTATTACTGGTTGGAATGTCGGTGCATGGGGCAAGGTTACGTTTGCTGGACAAGAGAAATTATATTATATCGACGCAAACGACGGGACAGTTAATCAGGCATGGATTGGCACAACCAATGCTGGTTCAGCGATTGATGGTATTCTTGTAAGCCGAGAAGAAGATTGCGATAGCCCATTACAATTTAAGAGTGGTGGAGAGGTTGAAATTGAAGCGCAGACCGCAGGAAATAATAGTGCATTAACGGTATCGGTTGCCGTAGACGGTGGAAGTTTTACTGTATTGGGTACAGTAGATTTATCTTCCACAGGCTCGCCAACTCTTCCAATTGCATTACCATTTGCTCTAGCTGACCAATTTATTGTTAGACAAAAACTTCATTTAGACTCTATTGGCAAATGGAAAACGCTACAGATTATGATTGAAAACAATGAAGCTAATACTGACCCTATCGTTATCTCTGCATACAACATCATTTCTTTTGTTGAGGAGTATATGAATGAATAATGTTTTTGTTAGACGAGTTGACTTAGACAAGTCTTTTGAAGATATGCACAAGATTAGACCTAGTGTATCAATAAATTATATTGATGCTAATAAATACTGTGTGAAGTTAGATAAGGGCGGGAAAAGTGTTTCATTAACAGAAATAATGGATAGAGGACTTACTAAAAGTGTTAGTGTTGTATGCGGAGATAAAACATTTAATTGTGTATCTGTCTTTGAAGCAGAAAAACTTGCAGCGGAGTTACTAAAATAATGGCAGTAGTCACTAAAGGTTATTCATTCGGGGCAACAGAAACAGTTACGTCTGCTAAGTTAGCGACATTAGTTGATAGTGCGACAGTTGGCAGTATTGTTGCCGCTGACATTAGTTCTAATGCCATTACCGACATTAAGATTAATGACGTTAGTGGGGCTAAGTTAACTACATTATCTGCTATCCCGGGAGCTGCTGGTGTTATTCCATTGGCTAATATTCCGAGCATCCCTGGTTCTCAGTTAATTACGCTTTCTGGTATTTCAAGTGGTTCTGGAGTTATCCCTATTGCAAATCTAGCAACAGGAACACCAACGGGATTAAAGTTTATACGCGACGACGGTACTCTCCAAGTTCCGTTGGAGACAGGTTTTGGTGGATGGACAACTGGATATTCTACAAATACTGCATATCAAGCAGCTACTAACTTGATTGTAGTTGCTTATGGGGCTTTTAACTCAGGAACAAAAGGTGCGGCAAGTATGGATGGAATAACTGATAGTGCGGGAAGTCCAACAACAAGAAGGGTATATACCGAGAATACAACAAGCGCATATTATGGTTCTATAATGTTTCCTGTTAAGAAAAATGATTATTGGAAAGTTGAAGTATTAAATATGGCGAACATGGCTATCCAAACAATGTCGCTGGGAACTTAATATATGGTAGAAATTACGAAGGGCTATACATTTGGTTCGACGGAGTTAGTTACTAACAGCAAGTTACATAGCCTTGTTAACGACGCTACGTTAAATATTGCGTCGTTACCGTCTACGGCAGGTGCAATGCTTCCTAGAAACTTATTTTCCATCGTAACGGTAGCTACAAATGCTTCGATATTTAGCTTGGTTAAAGGAACATCTTTTAGGCTGCATTGGTCAACTTATGGGACAATTGCATCTTTTACAAATATGTATCCTGGCCAGAGATTTACACTGTTTGCACAGCAAGCAAGTTTCCCATCTTTGGTTGACATTGGGAATTTTAAATTAAACGGTAATTGGATACCATTAAAAGTCGATGATAACATTACCCTCGAATGGAACGGAAGCTCGTTCGTTGAAGTCTTTAGAACTCTTACCTAAAGATATTGCGGATTTTGTGATTAATAATATGCCATATCTAAATGATAAAAGAGAAGAACTTATTAGGGCGATAGAAAAGCATATCGAGTATAAGACTTGTTTTATAACACACGATAGAAATGGGATAGTTTCATTTAGCTGTTGGAATGTCGAAGGGGAAGTTGCTCATGTACTTATTACGTGTATAAAGCCATCGCATAGAGTTAAGAGTTTTTTAAAATATTTAATATCATCTAGTGTAAAGATGTATCCGCACTTAAAGTTTATTAGATGGGAACGAGAAGTAAAGACAAACAAGAAGTTTAAAAGTAGCGTAGAAAGATTATTGAGGAGATACTAAAATGGGTTCGACAAATGTACAAGCCCCGCAAACACCAGCAGCACCTTCAACGGCAGATTCCGTACAGGCATGGGTAGATGCTCTCCCGCAGATTTACCAGACCCAGATGCAGTACGCACCGTTGCAAGCTCAACAACAAGTATCGTTGGCACAGCAGTATGCAGCTCCGTTGGGTCAAGCACAGTTAGCGGCACAGAGCGCTATGTACCCACAGACGACAGCTCTACAAGAGAAGTTAGCAACTGCCGCTTCTCAGGGCATGGACTCTGGGCTACCTGATTGGGCTAAAAAATCATATCAAGATACTTTTAGAGCGCAGTTAGGCGATAACGCTTTATCTGGTGTTGGCGCAGACTACATGAGCCGTGGGATGATGCAACAGGAAAAGGATTGGAGAGATTACTATAACAATCTTGGTCTTTCCGTAGCTGGTCGTCAGCCACTAAGTCAACCTGGTCAAGCTCAGACATCGGATTATATGTCGCAGTTTACGCCTAACTCTGTTATGAGCTATAATTCTCAAAATTATGGGAACTTCTCAAATGCTTATTCGAGCATGTATGGGTCTAATGCTAACGTACAACAAGGAATGAATAAGAATTGGTTTGACCTTGCAAGCGGAGCTGCTGGTGGAGTAGGTATGGCGATGATGTCATCTAGGGACTTCAAGAATAATATTAGAGAAAATGATGTTAATAGTGTTGAATTAATTAAGTCATTGGGTATTGTTGATTATGAATATAAGGGTTCAGATAAAAAGCAAGTTGGTATTATTATTGAAAATTCACCTGAATTATTAAAATCTACCGACGGAAAACATATTGATACTGTAAATTTATTCGGCGTATTAACTGATGCCTTACAGAAAACAATTAAGAAGGTAGAAGCATTGGAGGCTAAATATGCCTGATGAAAAAGTTGCTAGAAGGTCAATGTTGCAGAATATAGGTTTAGTTATGATGGGTGCCGGACAAGGTGCTACTGGACAGCCTTTTTTAACTAACTATGCAAATATGGAAGCTGATGCTCAGCGTGCAAAAATGCAACGCGACTTAGAACAGCAGAAGATGGAAGCAAATTTAATTGAAAAAGGAAACTATCCAATTAATCCTTCTGTACAACCGCAGGGTGGATTTGACCAGAGCCAGATGTTTTCTTTTGGTGGTAAGCCGTATATGAAGGCTCCGCAGCAGAGTTATGTACAGGCATGGACTATGGGAGATGATGGTCAATTAAGACCAATTATTACTCCTAACAATCCAACCGGCATGGTTCCAAAAGGAACAAAAATTGTTCCGTCGTCAACAATGCAATCCTCTGAAGATAAAATTAAGGAAGCTGTTACAAAGAGCGAATTAACTTCTGCCGCTGGGATATTACCTAAAATGGATCAGGCGCAAGAAGCGGTTAAGATGTTAAAGGAACAGTATTATAAAGGCTTTACCCCAATGGAAGTTGAAAAGGGAGATATTAAGGGTGGTTTAAAAGCTCGCTTTAGCGGTATTGGGCAATCTGCAATGTCAGCGGCTGGAGCTAATCCTGACTTAAATGTGTATAAAAGTAATCGTGGAGCGTTTGCATCTTTAATTTCTAAGGGTGGTTTCTTAGAAGCAGGTGTTCTTACAAACCAAGATATTGAACGTGTTCTTAAAGCTGTCCCAGATGAAGGTTCAACAAAGAAAGAAGCTGATACAAAATGGCAAGAAGTGGAAGGTATTCTTGGAAAAGCTAGACAGAAGTATGAAAAGAAGTTTGGAGAAGTAACTGGAGGAACAGGAAAGTCTAATCCCAGTGGTAGTGAAGTACAAACTTTTAATGTTGGTGGTGTAACATATAATATTCCAACAGATAAAGTTGAAGCGTTTAAGAAAGCAAAAGGACTCTAAAATGGCTGACGAATGGGATAAATATGCCGTTGTTTCTAACGATGATGAGTGGTCGCAGTATGCCGATACTTCTCGTCCCGTAAATCCCACAGGCAGAACATCTTCTCCGCAAGATTTTATGCCACAAGAAATGGCAAATATTAGACAGCCCGGTATTCGTCCATCTTTGCAAGGCTATATGTCTCAAGCGCAGCCAGCATTTAAGTTGGCATTAGAGCATCCTGAGACATTGATGGGGCAGACAATATCTCCCGAAGCTATTGCACAGTCTACGGGTGGGGAGTATAGCGATATTTACCGTCGTGCAGCAATGCCATTACCGGGAGCTAATTCAACGAATATGGCCGGTCAGATGATACCACAATTAGCTGGCGGTGCTATTGACATTGCATCTCGTCCTAGTTCTGCTGTTATGGCTGTCGGAGCTAAATATGCTGCTCCTATTATTGGTAAATTAGCATCTAGTTCTCCCTCGTTTAGAAGATTTCTGCAATTACGTACTCCAACATTATCAGCTAAAGTTCTTGCAGATAATCCAATGGCTCCTATATATAAAACTATTCAAGGAGTCCCACGCGATATTACAAAGCCTCTTGCTCCTGACAGTCCTAAATTAGTTAGACAAGGACAGAAGCTAGTTGATGCCGTACATGAAACAATGGACAATCTTGGAAATCAATATGGGAAAACTTTAGAACCGTTCTATACAAATAAAGCAACGGTCAGCGGTATCAGTAAAGAACAAATGAAAGCCATTGGGTTAAATCCTAAGACTGCCACTGTCGAAGATTTATGGAAAACTCGTTGGGATTTATTAAAGAAGGTTGGTAATCCGTGGAGGAAAGAAGAGTTACTTAAAAAGACATCATTAAAAGAAGATGAATTAGTAACGATGTTGTCTCGTCTTAAAGCTAACGTATTAAATAATGTTGACGCTACGGCTAGAGATAAAATTAATTTATTAGACCCTCAGTTTGAAGAAGCAATTAAATCTGGGAAAGGTATTTTATCGTCTATATATAATCCTGAGACAGGAAGAATAAATACTGTACGTCTTACAAATATATTTAGTAATAAAGCAGACCAGGGAACGCAAGATTTATTTACAAAGTTTGGACAATACGACAAAAGAGTAAATGATGTGGCAGGTGCAATAAAGAATTACAACAGGAATGTGACGATTAGGGATTATGTTGACAAAGGTATAGGATTAACTTCAATAGGAATAGCGGCGGATCAATTCTTGCGATGGAGACAGCGACAAGGAATGGAATCAGTTCTCGGTTCCGGTGGGAATAGATAAAAAGGAGAAATAATGAAAAGATTTATTGTGGGATTTATCATGGGGGCATTAATCGGTGGTGTAGGCATAGCATGGGCAGGTGGACAATTTACATGGGTATTTCCCGACGGGAATGTTGCAGGAACGCCAACTCATCCAATCTATATTCAAATCCAATAGGAGATTAAATGCGTAAATATTTATTTTTGTTATTTTTGTTAATTGCTACTAATGCTCATGCAGGAGGGCAACAGACGTTAGTTACGCCCGATGGTCGTGTGTTTGGTGATGAATCCAACCCCTTGCAAGTGACGATTGTGGGTGGCGGTGGCGGAACGCCCGGTGGTAATGAAGGAAGCGTCCAGATAAATTCTGGAGGGGCTTTATCGGGAGATGAAAAGCTTACTTATAATCCTAATTCGACAGATACAGCTTTTGAATCAGAAAAGCCAACTGTTCTGGGCGGTGGGTTAAATGTCCCAGCCGGTAAAGAGATTCAATCCGGTGGCTATCGCATAAACTATCCTCTGTATGTTTATTCATCTGGAACAGTCTATTCATTAACAAACTCATCGGCTTTAGTTGACTTTGGAACTGTAGATCCAACTATAATTATTGATAAACCCGGAGTTTGGGAAATTTCTGGTGGTGTTCAATTAAAGTATGCGGCGACAACTTTTGCCGCTAATCAGACCGCAACCTGTAAACTTCGTAGAACCAATAACACTGCCGCAGATTTAACAAATGCCACAAGAACGATTGATTTACGCATTATTACGACGATAACGGATAATGCCGGATACATATACATCCCACCCGTACCTTATTACACATCAAATTTTAATGACACCATTTCAATTTATTGTGCGCTTTCGGCGGCTCCGGGGGCTGGATCGGTTGATGCTGTATCGGCAGAGATTATTTCTAAAAGATTAAGATAACAGGGGGTATCAAATGCGATTTAAATCATTATTTATTCTAGCAATTTTAACTTTTTTAAACCCGATCACCTCTTTTGCTGGGCAGAGCATTTGGTCGCCAAGCTCCGGGTTAACATCCCTATCAACCGGGTCAACTCAATATTGGCCTGTGCGGTCTATTAGTGCTGGAACAACGACCGAGGTTAATGTTAACTCTGTTGTTCCTTATCCAATGACAGTGGATTCTTTGTATATTGTGCTATTTAATAGCCCAAATAACGGAGCAGGAACACAAAGTTATGTGTTTACATTGAGAAAAAACGGGGCTGACACGGCACTGACCTGCACCGTTTCAGAATCAAACACAAGCTGTACTGACACGACAAATTCAGTTAATTTAGTGCGTGGCGACGTTGTTACCATATCCACAGCACCGTCGGGAACGCCAACTGCTAGGACATGGAATGGGCTTATAAGAGTCAAGATTAACGACAATGACCGAGCAGATGCGTGGATGAGAAGTGGCGCAAATTCTGCCGTTTCAACAAGTGCCACAAACTACATATCACTATTCCATTCTGTAACGTCAGCAACGGAAACCGATGCAAAATTTGTTGTACCTCAAGAAGGATATATCACAAAACTAATAGCCTACACCTCGGCAACTCCGGGCGCAGGTAAATCTTACGCCTTTACCATTAGGATTGATACCAACGGGACCACAGCGGCAACCGCACTTACCTGCACTATTTCAGACAGCTCTCAAACCTGCGAAGATGTCCTTAACCGTGCAAGAATATTGGCCGGGGACATGGTGTCTGTTTCGGTAGTGCCATCTGGAACGCCAACATCAGCCTTTGCTAGCGTTGCGGCAGTATTTGAGAATAATATCCCTGGGAATTTTATCCTATCCTCTAATTCGGGGGCAAGTACGCTATCAACAAGTGCGGCTAACTATATTCCAATAAACGGGAATGCCGCACCAAACTCGGGGACAACCGTTAATTATCAAAGAATGTTGGGCGGGGCATACATCAAAGCGTATGCAGTAAATATTTTTACTGATGCAGATAATGGGGCATCAACGCAAAGCTACGCCTTAGATCTTTATAATAGAACAACATCAACTGCAAAGGCAACCTGTACTTTATCAGAGACAGACAATTTATGCAGGCTGGATGACTTAACAAAGTTAGATGTTGATGACGCACACTATGAAATAAGAAGTACTCCGTCGGGAACACCTACCGCCACAGCACTAACCGTTGGAACGGCATGGTCTTATTTTACGCCAACAAAGACCTCTCTTTTCGGAAAGAGTATAGATTTCAATGACAAAAGCACCATTATCACAATGGGTGATTCGATAACTGTTGGAACCGGATCAACGGATTCATTTGGGTATCGCAGAAGATTGCAGTACTTGTTTGGGGTTAATTCCTATGATTTCGTAGGAAGTGTTCTAGCACCGTCGTCCGACAGTACCTACGATGTAGACACTAGCGGCGTTGGTGGTCAAGAAACAGCAACGATGCTTAGTCGTTTACCCGGCGAACTTGTCCGCTATATGAAAAAAGGTCACGGAAAAGCCGTCATTATTCATGGTGGGACAAACGACATACAGAACAATGGGTCTAGCACAGCAATATCATATATCACATCAAATATTCCGGCGATGGCAACGGCTGTTTATAATTACGATCCCAAGATTGAAACGTATGTTATGACGACGATTCCACAACAAGTAGCGGAATCGGCCGACAATACGACAACGACAAGTGCCAATACTCAGCTAAAGACAGCACTTCAAGCATTGCAAGCCACGAACACAAACTTGCATATTGTTGATATGAACGCCGCCTTTTTAGATACTTCATTATGCGCCACCAACCAAGATACCTGCCTTAACGACGCTCTTCATCCAAACGATACCGGGTATCAAGTTATGGCAACGGTTCTTTATAACTGCATGATGGATCACGATTCTACGTACTGTGACGGAAACTAATGGAATCCACGCTCACATATCAATGGCTTACAGAGAATAAAAAATAGAATATGAACGACACTACAGAAGATTACAGGTTCCAAGCGCATGAAGATAGGATT